CCGTCAACGTCATTGTGATATAGACATTTTGCAGCCGCGTAGTCTGCCAGCGCAAGATGCGCCTGCGCAGGAATCTCGGGCGAAACTGCTGCCGTAATCGTAGTAGTTGGCCGGATGGCTACAACAAGATTTACCGTGTACACGGCGTCAGGCGTAGGGTAAAAACTGATTCGGTGTGCGCCGCCAGTTAGCGTGTAATGTGTCGGCTGTCCCGTAGTATTCGCGAAAAACGATCCGCCTACAGCAACAAACCCAGGAGTAAGCACGTTTGTTTCGCCGCTAACCCGCGCACCCATCACTAGAAGGATTTCATCTTCTACTGTGTAAGAGCGTACGCCGATCTCAGTGTCTACTGTATAATTCTCGTCATCGATAAGACAGTGCGTGCGTTCCGCAACCAAACGCTGTCCTTCGTTCAAATATTTATAAATAGCAGTATCAGACCAAAGATATGGCGCTTTCTGATCTCGTAGTAGTTCGCGGGTAAAAGCTAGAAGCTCGGAACCGGTCACGTACTTTCTCCAGCAGGCTTAGCCTTTTCGACTGTCGGGGCGGCTGGCTTCAGTTTAGCAGGCTCAGGAGGAGGCGGCGACTCAAAAACCTCCATATCGTCTCGCCTTGCAAGCAATTCCGTGTAAATGTAAACGTCTCCAGTGCCCTTTTGCCTAAGCATCATCGCCATAATGCGCTCCAATAAAAAACGGCGCAGAGGGGGGAGAACCCTCTGCGCCCAACGTCACACACCTACTCGCGTGCCAAAATGATTACGTAATCAGGCAGAACAACTTAACGCGGATCTTAGTAGTAGTAAGGCCACCAGAAGTCACCGCAGCAAGCAGCAGCTTAGTAGCAGACGCCTCATATCCAGCAGCCGTGTTCGGCGTACCTTCCGTCAGTGCCAGCGTAACACCAGAAGTAGCCGAGTTCGCCGAAGTAGTCGCCTGATACTTATTAGCCGTACCAGTAATACCCACGGAGAAGTTACGCGCCGCACCCTCAACCGTCAGCACTTCCCAGTGACAGCCCAGCACCAGCGTCTTAGCCGGGATATCAGCAAGCTCAATAGTATCGTTCTGGGCAAGGTTACGCTTGGTAGCGTCAAAGTAACCTTCGATAACGGTAAACGCGGGAAAGCCAGAAGCGCTGTTACCACCAGTATTAGTCGGCTGACCTACAGCAGTCGTAGTATAAGCAGTCATGTATATATCCTCTTAGCTATGGCGGGGGATTGCTCCCCCGCCGTATCGATTACTGGTAGATGTAGCCAACAACCAGCGACTTCGGATCGATGACCTTGTAGCCATACACGTGCAGGCCGCGCATGATGCTACCGAAGGTCGATTCCGCACGCAGGCTCTCAGTCTTGGTGAGCTGAGAGGCGAAGGTCAGCGCGTTCTTAACGCCGGCGTAGACATACCAGCACTTGTTGGTGTCGGTAACCCACGGGAGGTTATTGGACTGATAGACCGTGAAGCGGTCGATCATGCCAACGCGACCGTTACGCAGCGGCGAAGTACCGTCGTTGGTCAGAGACGCATCCTTGATGTCGGACAGCTTGAGCAGCGTAGTCGCCCAGTACGGCAGAACGAGGAAGCGGCCCGTCTCAGGGCGATTCTGCTCGTCAAGGCACTGTGCCAGCCGCATGATGTAAGTAAGGATGGTGTCCTTGCTAACTTGCTCAGCACTAGCCGTAGTACCAAGAGCAAGATTGCCAGAGATCGCACCAGCAGTATCGCCCTTGTTCGCGGAGTCCGCGTCGGCGTAGATCGATCCGAGAACGTCGGTATCGATAGCGATCTTCATCTGCTCAGCCGCATCCTGCGCCCACATGTTCATCAGGCCGATATCGGACTGAACGTCCTGAACGTCATCAACAATCGCAGACCAGTACTTGCCCTTGTCGATCAGCAGCTCAACATTAGAGCTGGTCGGACGCTGATTAATCAGATTGTCGCCAGACTTGTAGTCATTGATGTTCAGCGTCGGGATCGTGCGGATCTTGACCTTATCACCCTGGCTACGGATCTCGCCTTCGTAGTTGGTATTGGAGATCGCGGTAAGAACGGTCGAGGCGTAGAACTTCTCGATCAGCTTCTTAGACCAGATCTCGGGGATAAAAGTACCACTATAGCTAGTGGAACCAGCAGCAATAGGATATGCCATGTTAAACTCCTAAAAAGTTAAGCGGCTATGCGATTTTCTCGCTGCGCCTTGAAGATATCGGCTTCAAGCTTATCGAATTCAGCTTGGCTGATCTTGCCAGCCATTTTGTCATCGTAAAGCTTCGCAATTTCCGGGCGCGTCCACATCCGCTTCCCACTGGCATTATCGACGCGACTAGCAGGCGCCTGCGATCTGCCGGGAGCTACATGCTTGGCAGGGCTTGGCGCCGCAGCGGGCTGCTCAGGCGGTGGCTGTTCCTTTTTATACGCGTTAAAGAACTCTGCAGCCTTCTCAGCATCTAGCGCTTGTGCAGCTTTGCGGAGAAGATCTAGCTTAGTCTCTGTCGTAAATGGAGCAGTCTGGTTTAGCCAAGCAAGAAAGGCCGGGTCATTATTGAGCTGGCGCCAATCCGGAACTACGGTGTTCATCGTAGCTTCGAACTGATGCTGCGCGCTTCGTACAGAAGTCTGCGCGACTTCGCCAATCGAACCCTTAAGCGAACTGATCTGTTCAAGAAACGGCGCTAATCTGCCTTCAACAATCTCAGCAGCCTTGCGACCAATAAGATCAATCAGATCTGTACCGTATTCCTGAATGTCAGCCTGCGTTACCCCGGATGGCCGCGCCTGTTCCGGAGCCGGGGCCTGCTGCTGCGCAGTAGAAAGCTGCGCCAACAGAACCCGAAGAGATTCAATCTCGGAGTCCTTCTTATCAATCATGCCCTGCAGAACCCGCCAACGCTGGTCTGCAGTCTCGGCCTGCTTCTTAAGCTCAGCTAGCTGAGCGTCTATCTGTGGATTTGCGCCTTGGTCATCACTAACACCCTGCTCCGGAGGCGTCGCGGTAGCGGGCTGTTCTGGTGCGATAGCTTCAGCAGCGCTCGCCGCAGACTGATCTTCAGCCCCTGCGGGCTGATTCAATTCTGCGATCATGCGGTCAGCTTCTTCGCCCAACTTATTAGGATCAAACGGCATTCGGCTATTCCTCTAGGATGCCTACGGGAGTTTAGCGGCCTTCTCTACTAGATCCATGATCTGCGAAAGCTCCCGCATTTGCCCCTGAATCCATCGAAGATGCACTTCGTCTTGGACATCGGCAATACGGTGGCAGTATTCCATGTACCTAGCAGATAACCAATCAATAACAGCAGGCTCGTTGCGCTTTACACGAGCTAGAGCCTCCGTTGTCTTTTTGTCTAATGTCATGTGCAGAAGTTAGGCCGTAGCGGTACCTTTGTCAAGGCTAACCAACCGCACGCATCGCGTTCGGGCTGAAATTATCCGTCACAGCCGCGCCATTCTGCAATTGCTCGCCTGTACCCCCCGGCGCTGGCGCTGCAGGCTGCGCGGGAGCAGTCAACATACCGCGCGGCGGCACCACACGGTTGACATCCATTTCAAGCCCCTTAGCAACTTCACGTAGAATTTCTGCGCGGCCTTCAGGGCCAACAATCTGCGAGTCGATGGGGTTTGCAGTGGCTGTCAAGAACTCGTTACGGCGAAGCTGCAATGTCTCAAGCTGCATAAGCGAAACGGCGCCGCGCGCCATAACTTGCGCGTCAGCCTTCGAAATCTCAGGTCCACCAAACATCATGTTGTATGTATATAGTTGTTCCAACGCGGGAGTAATTACATTAAGATCAATCGTGGAAACAACACCTTTAAGCCCTTTATTAGCGGCGTTAAACAACATTGATAAACCAGATGCAGTCCTACCAGCACCGCCCACACGATCATTACCGGACATATATCTTGGAATAAGGCTCCAATCGTCCGCAAACTGGTAGAATTTTTCAATAACTGTAAGTAACGCACTGGCGTTCATATCCGGCTGGAAAAAGTCTAGCGCCTTATCGCCACTACCAAACCCGCTATCCTGAACTTGCCAAATCTTCCACGGTCGCAGCGTCTCAATCGTTTCGCCCGGCGGCAGCCGATCCACGTTCGCCATGACTTGCGGACCAGAAGCGATGCTCATGTTGTTCACGAGCGCGCGTACCGCCGCGTTGACGACACCCTGCACATCTTCCAGGTTATCACCAAGACCGGCGCCCCAGTACGCGCCAGGAAGCTCTTCCCAGCTTGCCTTATGGTACGGGCGGCGCTTCAGCGGGTCGTAGTTAAGCTCAGCCTTAATAACCCAGCGGCCTACGAGCCACACGCAGGCTTCGTAGCTAGCATCCGGATCGGCGACTTCTTCGGGGGTCAAACCCCAATCGATAAGATCTCTGCCATCGACCGGACCATGAAATTCCAGTACATCAAACGTATGTACTGGACTGTCGATGATCGACGTTTCTCTAACTTCTATGTCATCCTCGTCAATACCGAGCCAGTGATTTAGCCCACCTCTACCGTACTCATCTAGCGCTGCGCGTATCGCGTTTTCATCAAAACCTTCTACGCCAATTAGCCCATGCAAATCACCTCGGGTAAACTTTTGTCGCTCAAGAATATATCCTTCTTGCGGATTAGTAGATCCCGGAGATGGAAAAACGTTATACGGACTAACACGCTCAAACTCAGGCTCAATAACCTCTGTAACCAGCGGCTTCCATATACCCTTAACTTGCTGCCACTTAAGTTCTGCTTTCTTACGAATAATCGGCCCTTTAAGATGCGCCGCTGGATACGTAGTAAGGTCGATCAAGAACTCACTAAGCGCGCGGTCAAAGCCTCCCTCTACAAGCTGGTCGTAAAGCTGGCGCTCCATGCGCTCAACAGCCTTGCGCGCTTCGTCCCGCATGCGCTCATCGATGGCATCCTCAAGCTCAGTCAGCCGCGACTGCACCATGCTGCCGGGCGGAGTCTGGCTCGTCACTACCATGGCAACAGCAAGCTCTTGGCTCACCAGTTCCCGCACGCGCTCGCGCTCCTCGTCGGGAACAGACGGCTCAGGCGTCGGCTTGAGCGACCACGGCTTTTCGGTCTGGCCCAGATAGACATCCCGAAGCCACGCTTCGGCTACCCGCGATTTGTTCGCTGTAACGCGCGCGTACTCTTCGGACCCACCGAATTCCCTGATCGCCTTCAGCTTCTCAGCAGAGTACTCACCCTGCCGTGCAAGCTGCGCTTTCAGTAACCGGGGTGTAATCGAGGACTTGGCAGACTTAGCCGAGTCCCAGCACTTCATTATGTATGCGGCTAACCCCTGTAGAACAGGGGCATTATTAAGCTCCGCAGCATCTTGAATTGCCTGCTCTCGCTGCTCTTGCGCATTGAGTTGGTCGTTAGAAACGACACGCAGTAGCCCATCTTGTGCAATCGCCATCTATTACTCCTCGAAAGCCTGCGTGCTGACACCAACAATGCTTGTAAGTGAAGTGAGCGCTGCTTGTGCGTTACGCCCGTAAGCTTCCGCCGCGCCGACCGCCGCACGAACACGAGAGTCAACGGCTTGCGCCCACGCCTGGAGGTTCACTGCGCCATCCTTGCCTCTTTGCTCCATAAGATTAGCCCATGCTCTCATTTTCACATCTTCGTATGCAACCCGCGCGCGAAGAGTATCCGCGTCTGCGGCGAGCGCTTTCGTTTGCGCGTCGATATTCGCTAGCTTGATCTTGATGTCTTGGTCGATTTCGGCGATCCAAGCTTTTAGCGACATTTCTTTTTCGTTGATCTTAGAATTAAAGATCTGTGCATCGACGCTTTTAGCCTTAACCTGTGCGTCAAGATTATTAGCCTGATCTTTACCGCGTTGCTCAAGATTTGTAGCCCAAGCTTTCATCGACAATTCACTATTCGAAACCTCGGCACGATACATATCGGCGTCAGCAGCGATGACTTTTGTTTGTGCGTCGATGTTTGCGGTACCTGCCTTAATCGTCGTTTCCATCTCAGTCGCCCACGCTTTAAGCGACATTTCGTCTTGTCCTTGCCGGGCCTTATACAAATCTGCAGCGGCAGAAATCATTCGAGCTTGCGTTTCGGCATTGATGCCGCCGTCTTTGCTTTTTTGCTCCATCAATGTAGCCCAAGATTTCATCAACATATCATCTCTAACTAACCTAGCCCTGTAGAAGTCTGCTGTAGCAGAGATAAGCTTAGCCTGTGCGTCGGTACCAAAATCAGCTAATTTCGTAGCAGTCTCGGGACCAAGCATCATAGTCTTGAGATAATCGCTAGCTGCCTGAATTGCAGAAATACGCGTTTTAGTTGAAAGCTCTACCGCAAACTTAACGTTTTCAATCTCGATCTTCATCCGTTCGATAGCGAGATCACGCGATGCCTCGGCGCTTTTGCGCAATCCTTCTACGCTAATATTTTCAAGCTTTCCAACGAGCGTACCGGCAGGCAGCGAAAAACCGCGCGCAGAAAATTCTGCATACGCGGCATTTTGCGCTTGCAGCGTTTCGCGCGCAATATTATCACGATGCCGCTGCCAAATAAGGTTTTCAACTTCAGCGGTAATCCCAGTACCACCATTAGTAATGGTATCTACAAGCCACGCCAAAGCTTCATCCATAGCATCATTGGCTAGTGGATAATAAGTAGCAAAGAACTCAGCAAGCAAATTAGTAAGATACGTATTTAGATTTGCTTTTTCCGTCTCATAGCGCCAAAACGGATCTGTTTCTATTGCACTCTCTGGAAAATAGATAGGCGGCTCTTCGGCAGCCGGCGCCCATTCTGAGTACGCTTGGTAAAAATACTTTATCGAATCGTCAGCAGCTTCTGCGACTCCTGGTTCAAGCGCTGTGTTACCACTCCACGGATTATCGCTGATCTCTATGAGATCAATTTTGTCAGAAGAATCGGGTTTAGCTGTGGTGTTAGACCACTCTGTATACTGCGTATTGATATAACTCAAATCAGAACCAGTATTAGGAAATGCTATTGCGTAGTTATTCCAATCTGCGTACTGGCTTGAATTAATAAGATCTAAGCTACCAAACGCTTCTGGTTCTTGTAATGTCGTACGCCAAGCTTCGTAGCTTTGGTTAAACCACGAATACGCGTCCGCAGCCTGCATCGCGGCTTGCGCTGCGTCATCGGCTAACTGTACGTTTTCTTGCGCTGTTTGCAGCGCATTATCAATAATCTCTAGGTTGGTATCTAGTATTTCAGACATTAGTAAACTCTCCTAGAGCTGATAAGCGGTAAAAATTCTACGGACTCTAGTTCAAAATCTAGTCCGTTTTGGTTCAACAACGTAAACCGCCAGTGCGATCCAACAATTCCACGCCCAAGATCTATGCGCTGATTAGCCGTATTTATAGCCGCGTTGTTAGCTTCATAAAGCCATGTTTGCCCATCAACTTCGGCTTTGAGCAATAGTTTACCGGTGGAAGTTACGCCTAAGTATACACTAGGAAAGTATTTTCGCTGTGGCGTTGCAAATCGGCTTACTGCTAGATCCACCAAAGCGGAAATGTCTTGCCCTGCGTCTGTATCGCCAGCCAGTTCATAAATTCCATCTTCGGCGGCGGCTATGTACGTATCACCATGCTTCGCGTAGGAATTAAAATTAAACCTGTCATATTGCACTGACGCTTTCGTTTCGACATCGATAACCCAAGTAGCACAAGCGCCTTCAAGCGGCGCCGCTGTAGTACCGACATTGGGAGTATAAGTGTCCTTAGTGCGCAGTGTTTCTAGCAGCAGCAAATCGTAAGTAGCAAGAGCACTTACTGCATCGTCGAAAGTTAACGAGCTTAAAAATTCTCCGATAATTTGTTTAAGCGCGGAAAAGACATCTGCCAGCGTTAACGTTCCAGCAAACGTAGCAAGCTGATCTCGCAGCGCAGAGAAAGCCGTCGTAGACGAAAGCGCGCTGGTAAACGTGTCGATAAAGAATCTATGCGCAGCAACTAAGCTAGTAGCGGTAAGCGTGCTATCAAACGTTTTGACTCCCGTGATATACGGTGCAAATTCATCGCTAATGTTGAGAGCGAAATTACTTAACGTCTCGGTATAGATCGCACTTGCGAGGAGACTGATGAACTGATCGGTAAATAGCAGCGTATTATCAAAAGTGTGGGTATATATACCATACCCAACTTTTGCCGAAAACTGGAATAGGAAGCTATCAAACTGCGCTTCAAGGCGCTCGCCAGTATAAGCATAGCTTCGTAGCCCAGACAGATACCCAAAACCAATGCCTACCGCTGTCCACGGATCTACCTGGCCTAAATCGTTGCTGGGATTGAATGTACCAACGCCACTAATCGCCGCTTCTAACGGATGCGTAATCGTCGCTGTACCGACTACTGTGCCCGCTGCAGGCGCTATGGCGCCTGTGTACGTAATACCATCTATTGTGATGTTGTTGTAGACAGTACCAGTACCGCTAAGAACAGCGTTCAAAGCGCTGAGATAACGCCCGTCTATTTGCGCGTCTGGTAAAACAGTGCCGCTAGCGAAAATTTTCGCTTCTGCGTAAAATGGCTGGTTAAATTCTTCGTCTAGCCCAGTAGTAAACACCCAGCCCTGGCTTACCGGTGTCGGTAAATAGCCTTCTCCAATTTCTGGTTGCTTAATAAGTCCAGCGCTAGCTAAGCCAGTAAGCAGAGCATAACCACCGACAAGTTCCGGCGGCACGTACCAACCGCCATCAGCTAATGAATATAGCGTTGGGAGATAGGTAAGCCCAGAAATAAGTTCGCGATCAGAGCCAAACGATACTAGCGCAGGAAGATATGCACGGCCTTCGCCGTAGCTTAACGTGCCTTCAAGATAGCTTGTAGTCGATATGCTAGCAGAAACCGTTGCAGAAACAATAGGATCGGCTGTATTAGTTAGTGCGCCAATTCCGGCTATTAGCGCTCCAGTATATGTAACACCGTCAATATTGGCATTGCTGTAGACCGTTCCAACACCGCTGATAAGTGCGCGAATTTCGCCATCGCTAGCGTTAAGACCGTTAACTTCTTCGTAGGCTAGAACACGCCCAGTACTACGAATAGCTGCTTCAAGACTAAGCGAGTCTAGATAGAAAGGAAAGTCAATGATAGGCATTGGCTAAATCCTAAATAAGCACAGTATCGCCGCCGCGATACAGCATAGAAAATAGATGTACACTAACCGTAGGGGCTGCAGGATTTCGGCGTCTAGCAATAGCCTCACCTGTCGTTTTATTTATGTACATGATGTAATTATCTAACGTGCGGCCTATAATGAACTCCTGGCTATTAGAAAAATAACCTAGAAATTCTTTGAATACGCCGTTTTCGTATACTTCCGCTTTACCGTCAGAAAACATGACACCGAAAGCCAAATCGTTTACGCGCGGTAGCCACTGCTCTGCTGCGAAGCCTAGCAGAATTGCCCGTGCCCCGTTCTGCAATCGGAATAGCGCCGCCTTACCCGGCAGCAGCGAAACAATAGACTGCGCAGACGCGTTCCACCCTTCCTGAAAGTTCTGAATCGTCTGCGAAGGTGTCGGCGGCGTTGCAGGTACCGCTGTCGTGCCCGCCGACGGCGGAACATACGTCGAGGTGCATGTAGTTTTTGCATCCCAACAGGTCGTTGTTTTTTGGTAAGCGATAACGCACGTGCCTGTCCCGATAACGAGATTACCCGTACCAGTTGGACATGCGCCGTATATTGGTTGTGCTTGCGTAATGCAGCCAGCAGTAACTGTAGTACAATTCTTAACCCAATAGCCCGGCGATGGCGCAGTACCCGCAGAACCGGGGCTACCGGGATTTCCAGGAATGTAGGTCGTTAGGATGGTTTTTGTAAGCTTAGCCATTAGGTCGGATACCCTCCAGGCGGTTCTTCGTAGTTTCTGCAGTAACTATAGTCCCATCCCCACTGCGTGCCACCATACTTCTTCCGTTCTTCAACATACGGATGTTCGCCAAACACGGTGGGAGAGCAGCGATCAAGCCGAGTTTCAGAAAAGCGTTGCCCTATAATCCAATCACTACTCTTTTCGGTATCGAGCAACGCTGTATACATACCACCACCGTCTTGCGGATCGAGTTCTTTGTAAATCGTAGCAAGAAGAATTTTATGTTCCCATGTTACTTTAATTGGTATAAAATTAGTCAATTTTACGCCTTCATCAAAAAACGGAAAAGCAACCCAAGAAGCATAAGGAGAGCCGTATTTTAGATTAACTATATCGGTTTCTTCTCCAGTACCATCGCCGTACCGCATTGCTTCTTCCCAGTATAGATACAGCGAAGGCGAACCTTCTACCGTTCTGACACAAAAGGGGTGCGTAAATTCATCCCACACATACGGAAACGTTAAGCCAGTGAGTAAATAAGGGTTATTATTATCTGTTACAGCAAACATAACTGTTTTCGCGTTAGAATAATTTGCGATGCCTATTTGCCCATTTGCTATAGGAAATATTATGTTTTTGTATCCGTGTTTTTCAGAGGCTTGTGTCTCTGGTGCGCCGATAAACCAGTATCCTAAAACACGCCCGCCTAATGTTACCGGCATGTCCGGGCTTAGCGTTTCTAAATCTTCTGCGTCCGTATACCCCCAGTAATAAATAGTTTCTGCTACTGGATCGATCTCTAAAAACAAGAAAAAACAATCGTCATAATTAAAACCGGGACGTACACCCTGAATTATACACATTACGCGTGCTACGTTTCGATTACTGGTTGCGTTAAAATGTTTCCATACGTACATGTATTGACAATACTCACGGCTCCAAGTACTAGAGTCGGGCAACCAGCCCACAGGAATATCGTAGGGAAAATCGAGATAAAATAAACTTCCTGGTCTGTTTTTTCCTGCACCTAAGTAGAGCGCCGGAAAACCATAGTCTGGGCTGCGGCATTCCCCATAAATACCGAAAATATACCAATCATCAATAGCGCAGACAGAAAAAACATGGGGTAAAGCCACCCCAGAAACTTGGTTAAAAAAGCCAGCATTAAACTGAATTGCGCCATCAGCGACAGCTAGTGCCCGCGTACTTATGCTGGAACGGTAAGTAAAGTAGCTCGGATTATCTACTAAATTTTCGGGTCTAGCGCCAAAAAAGAGTTGTATGAAATCGAAACCGCCTAACGCTAACGGCAGGATATTTCCAGGCCACCCATCGTCCATCGGATTGAGCGGTTTGCCACCGAAAGCATCGCGTAAAGACAGCGCTTTGTACGGCTTCTCCTTACCATTACCGTACATGTCTGCATAGTAAATCTGTATCTCTCCTGGCGCTTTGCGAAAAATTGCTAACCCTGCTGGCGCTTTAATAAGCGCAAGATCAGTCAACGCTTTTAAGACAATCCTATACCCGTTAATTATGTATGTTTTGCCAGGAATGTCGTAGTTTTTAAGCTGCAATATCTTGGTCTTGGCGAAACCGTACCATTTCTTACACCGCAAGCTGTTAATATGCGGTTTAATACTCATACGTTACTTCTACGCACTGGTCTTCTTCTGTCCAGAATTCAGTAGCCCCGCAAGTAAACTTGAGCACAGTATCGGATAATACGTAGAGGTTAGCTTCTGCGTCAAACGAAACTGGCCTATTAAACCACGTATCTAAATCAACAGCTATTATTTTTTGGTCGTAATTAGTATAACCAGTAAGCTCTATTTCGCAAAAACTAATAGTCCCATAATAATCAACAGGATCTTCGTAAGCGTATGTTAGATATGCTAGAGTAGTAGAAGTACTGTTTAGCGTTACTGCGCTTACATCAAGCCACGGTGTACTTATGCTATACCGAAGAACCCAGTTGCCACTAACTCGATCATACAGCGATATATAATTACTACCTATACCGCTTTCGCTAATAACTGTAGAAGATCTAGCAACTAAAAGTAAAGAATTATCGCTATTCATCCATAAAGCATTACCAAATGCATTATAAAACGAATAATTTGTTGTTAAAGGAGTGCCTGTGTACGTAGAACCGTTCCAAACGTATGTGAAAACATCCCCATAAAAATCTGGATATGCCGTAGTTCTTATACTACTGCTTCCAGCGACAATTACTGAACCATCCTCGTTTATAGCGGATAGAGTAGATCCAAAATAACTATTATTTAATACGGCGTATGTGGGATCTAAATTTGCACGCAATGACCACGACCCACCGCTATATTTATAGACGTAAACTCTACCGCGATTAGAGTTGAACCCGGCGTTTCCCGCAGTAATTACAGTGCCATCATTACTAATAGCAAGCGAAGATATGTTAGAAAGAAGAATTTTATCTGCGCGAGTAACCCAAATATCGCTAACTTTGTCTAAAATATAGATATAAGAATCTTCATACGTACTTAAAACAGCGATGTTACCTAAACTATTAAATGCGATATTATATATAGATAAACCGTCTAGCCCACTTATATTAATAGATCCGTCGAGCGTGTATTCGCAAACAGACATCTAATAATCACTCCGCGTTTCTTGGCAGTCGTCGTATTCAGACCAAAACGGCGCGTCGAAATCGCTGCCAGTTTCGAGATAACAACAATGCCAATCCTCGCCATTATCGAGCGGAATAACGACTCCGGAAGTGTTTGAGCTTACGATACGAACTGATCCCGGTCCTGTGTTGTGGTATTCGAGAGTTACGTAGCCGTAATTGGGGTTGTAGACACGGTAGTTACTCATGTACCACAATTGAGACGCATCTTCATACGCTATCGCGCTCCCTTCTTTTACGTATTCTGTTCCTGCTTCGTTTCTTTTGCATATGTAAAAAGTATCATACGCGTTGTATTCCCCTAAAATAAAATACGGTACACCGGCTAGATCTACAAGGCAAGAACCATAAACTGAAACCCACCGTTCATCTTCTGGTATGTTTGTGACTGGGATTGTATTTATCGCACCGTTCCTATTTAACTCACAAACATAGGCTTTATTAAAATACGATTCAGAATCATCGCGGTAATTAAGCCAACGTACTTGCCCATTATCTATATTTGTGTCGTACCAAACCCACTTTTCATCTTCGTTACCTACATTACTAAAACTAATAAAATTAGCGGTACGCTGAACTACAAGTTCATTGTAGTATCTTATAAAATTTCCTGGATATAATTGTCGCGATGATGTTGCATAGTAATACCCAGAAGCAGCATCGTAATTTAGATTCCACAGCAAACCGGGCCACACAGAACTATTTTCATCCCCGCTATGCCGAAGTGTCCACACAACTCCACTTGGGCTAGTAAAAAGCTTACTTTTAGTATAATCTACTATATATGTAGGATCATAAGGATGAACTGCGCAAAAATAAAACTGCCCATTATTATAGCCACCAAACCAAGGCGCTGCGTTATCAGTAGAATTATGGTATTTATAGCTATGAAAATCACCTAAAGCGTCGCGGCTATATACATAGTTACCAGCAACAAACACAACTATATTATTGGCAGCGATAATACATGGAAACCAATAATCGGCTGTTTCGAGCAAAACTGCATCACTAGGCTCGTTAACCGTAAACTGATCGACAAGCGTGCCATCTGGCTGATAGCAGTGCACCGTAATTACGGAGTTGCCTTGCGTACCCGTCTGCTTAGCAATCCATGTATCACCAACGGCCATTACTCTACAGCCTCGTACGTAAAATCATACTTGATTGCTTTCTGCTTCTCTTCCCAGAAAATATTCAAAACTTCGCCAGAACGCACAGGGTAATAATAACGCCCAGGAATACCAGAATTAGCGGAACCATCGGCTAGTGCTGCAATTCCGCCGTCAAGAAACGCGCCGTTGATTCCCGAACCATAGAGTTCATAGTAAAAATCTACGCCATTAGACCAACCGGCGCGAGCTGTATACGCAGGATTTCCAGAATTATCTGCTACACCGGGGCATCCGGCGTATGAATATTCATAACTGGCGCAACCGACTTCCCATTCTATTTGATCGTAATTAAACTCGATATCAAAATCACCTATAGAAATATCAGATCTATCGTACAGAATTAACTGAAATGAATTAAGCTTATCTACAGCAGAGTTATAGTAACCTACATCAACCCAATTAACTACAAATGCTACTCGCCCACTTACAACCGTTTGCCCAAACTTAACAATATCAGATCCAAAACCGCGCGTATCTACGTCACCAAAAAACGGAGCAATAATAGGAATCTCCGTTGTGAGCAAATTAAACGGCGTATACTCGCCTAAAATTGTATCGAAAGTTACGTTACCGTTGTTGTTAACAAATAGCTGTTCATATAGAATACCAGAAAAATTGACTATAAAGCCAATATCGACAAGATCGGATGAGCCATCATCATTGGGAGCTAATACATAAGTAAAAGTTCCAACGTTACGAACAGCGCCCATATTAGCTCGTCAGCATACCAATCACGTAGTAGTCAATACGCTTCTCTTCGCCATTAGTAAACGTCGTAGAAGTTACATTAAGATCGGCCCCGGCGAGGCCCACGGTGCCCTGGATACGCAGGGCGACGGAACTAGCGGCGGATGTATCAGACACAGCGCCAAGGCGGTAAAACGTAGCTGTGCCAGAAGCGACACAATTACCGGTCCAGACTCCTGCGGCAGCTTTGGTTAGCATACCATTAGCCGGCGTTG